ACACTTTTGGCGGATTGGCAAACATTAACTTCGGCAACGGACGACACGCACGCGGTTGTTACGCCATTTGTTCACGAAGCAATTATCACGGCCGGTGAAGCAATCACAAACGGTGGGGGTGATAACTCAACGTTGAACGGTGAATCGGAACTTGTTGGAATCAATCCTTCTACATTCACGGGCGTTTTCAAATCGTTATCAAAGGACGTTATCCAAGCGTTATTCGACCTACGTTGTGAAACAAACCTTGTTGTTTTCTTTTTCAACGAAAACGGTGAAATAATCGCCGAAGAAAAAACGACCGGGAATTATACTGGTTTTTCAATTTCTTCATTCTTTGTTGGTGATACTAACAACGAAGGGTTTGCAACAAATGACACTCACGCGGTTTCATACAATTTAAAAAAGGACTGGTCAAAATATCAATCAATTGTAACGCCTGCGGATTTCGATCCATTAACAGACCTTTAAAAAAATGGCGAAAACAATCGAACTAATAGAAAAAAACGGACGTGTTCAAGAGTTTACTTTTGAACACGCCGTTTCTATTTTATCGCTAAAAAATAGCGTTTGGACTATTCCGGCAACAAGTGAATTTGAATTCGTGAACAATGCAATTACAAAAAAACCAGGTTCAACACCTAATCGAAAAAAGACCAAAAAGAAACCTTCTTCAGAAAGCGGAACGTCACCAAAATAGATTAAAATTACACGGTGAAACCGAAATTGAATCTATTCGAACAAATCCGGCCTATGTTGAATTGTTGAATTATGTTGAATCGTTTTTGACACGGGATAAATACAAGCGGTTTTGTGATTTGTTGCGTTTGCCGGTTGTGTCTTTGGAAATCACACAAGACATTTATCAAGAATATTTTAGAATCTTTGAAGGACAAAACCCGTTTTTTAATTATGAGTTTACGAATCCAGATTTTGCGGATACGTTCAAAGCATATTTAAAAAATGGTTTAAAAGATTTTAACTTTTTCAAAACAATCGGTTTTGAACAATTAAAATACTCAATTAATTCAATTTTAGTTGTTGATATGCCGTCCGACGGCGATGGTAATCCTTATTATTATTTTGTTGACGTTTCAAGGGTTGTTGATGTTAAGTCGGACAAAAACGGAACGATTCACCATTTAATTTTCCAAGTTGACGCGGAATCGGTCGCGGTTTACGATTCGGAATCATATCGAATTTACAAAATCAACGGAACCAAAATCATTGGCGAACCGATTGTTGAAAACCTTCACGGTTTGGGATATTGTCCCGCGTCTTATTTTTGGAATAAAAATTTGAAGGGTTCGAACACGGTTGAAAAGAAGTCACCAATTACCGACGTACTTGGTCGCCTGGATAAATATTTGATTGAAGACACGTTCAAAGAATATGCGGACCTTTACGGAACTTTTCCAATTATTACGACATACGAAGAACTTTGTAACTTCGAAGGGTGCGACAATGGATTCATTTCCGAAGATTTCACATACCTTGAAAACGGTATTGAAACAATAAAGAAACGACAAATCAAATGCCCGTCGTGTAGCGAATCGGAAGAAATCGGACCGGGAACAATCTTTGAAATTCCAGTTCCACAAACAACGGACGATCCGAACTTGTCGAATCCGGTTTCAATTATTTCACCGGACACAAAGTCACTTGAATACGTTAAACAAAAATTGGTTGAATACGCGGAAATTATTCGCGAAGTCACAATCGGAACGCGTGGACGGGTTCTTGATGAAAAGCAAGTCAACGAAACACAAATTTTTGGTTCGTTTGAATCGCGTCAAAATATTTTGTTGTCGATTGCTTCCAGTTTCGAAGCAATTCACAAATTCGCGAACGACACGGTTGCGCGGTTGATGTTTGGCGATTCGTTCTTGTCTTCAACGGTTTATTATGGTGACCAATTCTTTTTGAAGTCGGTTGAAACATTGCAAAACGAATACGAAAAAGCTAAGGCAAGCGGGGAACCCGACGAAGAAATTGACCAAATTTATCGTCAAATTTTAGCGACGAAATACAAAGGAAACGACGAACGAATCGAACGCGCTTGGATTCTTTACAACTTAAATCCGGAACCGCACAAGACCGTTGAACAATCGCGCAAATTGGTTGATTTTGGCGCGATGGACCAAACGGATTTTGTTATTAAGTCGCGTTTTAATACTTTTATAGCAAGATTCGAACGTGAACAAACGAACGTTTTGGACTTTGGGCGTGAATTGGATTTTGACGTTAAAATTGAAACAATTTACGACATTTTAAAAACTTACATAAACATAAACAATTCAGAAAATGAAGAAAATTAAACCAAACAAATTGACGGAATGTCAAAAGCAAATTGGAAGTTTCGACGTTGAGGTTCCAACGGAAATAAACGAACACGAATCAAGGTTTTATCACCTTGCATTGGTTGAACAAGTTCACCGTCCGAAATTAATGAAATACGACACGCGGTTGACAATTATCAAGATGAACCAAACGGACTATATCACAAAAATTCAAGGCGCGTCGACAAAAGGTTCAAGCGTGAACGCAATGGCTTTGCTTGGATATACAAACCTTTTTATTTTACACGATCCGACATTCAAAGCACCGGCAAAGAAAAAACCGGCGGTAAAAAAACCAGTTGAACCAAAAGCGGAATAAATGGCAAAAAAGAAAAAAACATACAAACCAAAAACAAAAACAAAAAAATAATCATAAAAACGAGTAATTTATGAACGATTTAACCATTGAACAAATAAACGAAGCGTTTGAGAATAACGCGGAACTGAAGAACGAATTTTTGAACAATTACAGAAATTCGGAAGAAATGCGAACTTTGTTGAACAATCACGCTAAAAACTATTGGGAATCAAAAATCGGTGACGAAATCGGAAAAGTTCACGGCGGTTACGACCAGGACTTCAAGGAAGTTTTAGGCGTTGAGAAACCGCAAGGCGTGAAATCTTACACGTTTTGGAAGGAACAAGTCGCAAAATTAAAGGAAAACGCAAACCCGGAATTGTTGAGCGAAAAAGACCAACAAATTGCGGAATTGCAAAAAGCGGTTGAACAATCGGCCGGTTCGGAACATTTCAAATCTTTGTACGAAAAACTTCAAAGTGATTCGGAAACAAGAATCGCGGAATTGAACGAACAATTGAACCAGTTCGAAAACAAATTCAGAACGAACAAAATTGAATCGTTGATTAATAAGTCAATGAACGGTTTTGAATTTAATTCGGATTTACCCGAAGACGTTAGAACAAGTTTTGTTGACGGAATTGTTTCGAAACTTATTGAAGGGGCAAAAGTTATGGAAGACGGAACGGTCACTTTTTACGAAAACAACGAACCGATTTTGAACCCGAAAACATTGGCAAAAATGGAAGCGGGCGACATTTTAAAAACAAAATTGGCTTCAGTACTTTTGAAAAAAGAAAATTCGGCCGGCGGTGGGGTGAATCCTAAAACGGTTGATCCAAACAACCCGAACCGATTGAACACACCGGCAACGATAACGACGGCCAAAACCCAAACGCAATTGTTTGAAGCAATTACAAAAGAATTGAGTTTAAAAGGAATGCGCAAAGGTTCGAAGGAATACACGGGCGAATTTGACAAATTGTTTGCGGAAAATTCCGAAGGGTTGCCGATAAAATAATTTTTACTATTTTAGCAAATAACAGTCGTTTATTGTCAAGGGTAAACAAACACGGCGCAACAATTAATTTTTTTATAAATTTTTAAACACTTTTAAAATGAGTTTAGTAAATACTAGATTACAGGCGATTAGAAGCGCATACGCCGGAACCCTTGACAAGTACGAAGATAGATTGTCAAATTATGGGGCATGGGCGAAATTTGTTGAAGACACAACCGATCCGGAATCAATAGTAACGCCGGACATTCTTGAAAAAGCGGGATTGAGTGCGGGTAATTCTTTAGCGATTCCAGTTATTGACGGTGAATCCGTAACAATTTCAAATACGAGAACGTGTACGATTGCGGACGATGAATCAACGTCGGCACTTGTTACCGTAACTTTTGCAACGTATCAATTTGGATTCACAATGATTCCTGGACAATACGCAAACAATGAAATCGGATACCAAGCGGACTTTGAAAGAAAAATCTTGAGATACGGGAAGAAATTCGCGGAAACTTTAGATTCGGCCGGAATTACAAAACTTGAAGCGGACAAGTCGGCGGTTATGAATTCACCGTTTGTTGGTGCGGGTGCGAAATATGGAGCATTAGCGGGTGACGCGGTTCAAGTAACTTCGGCACAAAAACAATTCTTCTTTAACGACTTGGGTGTTATAATGCAAGGCGATGACTTTGAAGGGCGTTATAATGTGTTAGGTTCTACGACTTTACAAAGTACGGTAAATCAATACTTAAATCAAGGGACGCAAAACGGAACAAATTCACTTTTTCAATTTGGACAATTTGATTTTGGATATTCAAACCGCGTTTCTGTTGACACGGCGGGTGGAAAAGAAGCGACGTTGTATTGTATGCCAAAAGGTTCACTTGCTACAATGAACAGAAACATTCCGGACGCGATAAATGGTGAAGTAATAAACGAAAACAATTTCTTTGATATATTCCGTTATCCTATCGTTGACCTTGACATGGCGTTAAGATATTCGAAAGAATGTGACGATAATGAAACTGCGGTTGGTGGATCACAACCACAATTGAAGGCGTCGGTGAAGGAAACTTTTATATTCTCGACTGATGTTGCATTTATTACTGCTTACAACCGTGACGCGGTAACATTACCGGGTGCGATTCACAAAGCGGAATTGGACGCATAATAAAAAAACTTTTGGGTTAATTTTATAATTAATTAGCTTTATTGCAAGAATCCCGAACCAATTGGTTCGGGTTTTTTTGTGTTCTTTTTTATTCGGTTCAAATTTGTATATTTGAATAAATCGATTTTTATGTTCAATCCGACAATTATTCAAAATTGCATGACTTCCCTTCTTGGTTGGCGAAACGATGCAAACACAAGCGTTCCACAAATCACAAACACCGCGTTATTGACAAGCGATTCGGGGTTGTTTTACAACGATTTTCACCCGTTGTTGTTGATTGAGAATATTGCAAACACGCTTCCAGAAGACAAAACAATTGATAACTATTTGACGGAAAAAGTCAATTCTGGAATTAACAAAGCATTGACAAAAGTTGTTTTGGAAAAGAAATTGAACGAATCGACAAAAACTTTGTTAAATAGTTCAAAATTGTTTGACGGAATTGGAAGGTTTCAAGACACGGTAATTTCAAACGGTCGGTTTGTTGGCGTTGAACTTGAAATTTTTCCGTCTTATGGCGCGAAAGTAATAATCGACAAAATCGGTTTGCAATTTACACAAACACAAACAAACCTTCCAATTTATATTTTTCACACGTCACAACTTGATCCGATTAAAACAGTAACGGCAACAACTACAAAGGCTAATTCTTTGGAATGGTTGACGTTGTCCGAAACAATCGATTTGTCTTATTTGTCGGAAACTTACGATTCGGGCGGAATGTTTTATATTGGATACTTCCAGGACGACATAAGCGGACAAGCAATTAAAAAAGAATTTAATTTTCTTGACGGACCTTGCAACACTTGTCGGGGTGGGGCGAATGCGATGAAGGTTTGGAATGAGCGGTTGAACTTTGTTCGAATTGTTCCGATTGAGGTTGCAAACGGTTCGTTGAATGGAACACAAATGTTTGATTATACAAAACGAAAATATAACGCAACAAACAATTTTGGTTTGAATTTTGGTGTCACCGTTCAATGCGACATTTCGCAATATTTATGCGAACAAAAATTGATTTTAACCGATTTGATTGGAAAACAAGTCGCGGTTGATATATTAAATGATATGAAGCATTCAACACGGTTGAATCGAATCGCGAACGTTTCACAAAATATGATAATTCGCGACCTTGAAGGGGACCGCGAAACATTTGAACCGGGACTTGCAAAAAGGTTGTCGGATTCAATCAAGGCCGTTGACTTTGATTTTTCAAAGATTGATTCGCCTTGTTTGCCTTGCAACAAAAAATTCGGGATAACAAAACGCGGAATTTAAAAAATGGCTTTACCGTTTGAAGGACTTAGGAAAACAATGCGAACAATTCAAAACGATTTTATTGTTGATGTTGTTCGTTCGGTTGTTGAACAAAATTCAAACGAAATAATCGACATAAACACAAACAAACAATTGTTTGACAAAGGAATCGGAAGTGATGGAAAAAGTTTGGAACCGCCATATTCGAACCCGTATAAAAAACTAAAAAAGAAACTTGGACAACCGACCGACCGCGTGACTTTACGTTTGGAAGGTGATTTTTACAAATCTTTTGAAGTAATAATCGGAAACGAACAATTCCGAATCAATGCAACCGATTTTAAAACAAAATTTTTGTTAAAACGTTACGGTCAAAAAATTTTTGGATTAACTGGTTCGAATGTTGCGGAATTCAATCAAATGGTTGTCCGTCCGGAACTATTAAAAGAAATTAGAAAAAAGATAAAATTATGAGTTCATACGCAAACCCAACGGTTCCAATTCCGCCGAATCCGGTCTTTGTTGACGCATTAATCGGAAAACTTCAAACGTTGTTTGGTTCAATTAGTTGGTTGACACATTCGTTCGGGCGGTCCTATATTAAGAAAACAAACCGCAACGGAATCGAATTTGTTGAACCAATGGTTTACCAGTCAAACGGAAATTATTATTCCGTTGAGTTTAACGATAATTTGCAAGCGATGTCGTTTTTTGAAGTTGGAACGCAAACAATAAACGGTGATTTTGAACGAAACGTGACGAACTATTATGATGTTGAACTTGGCGCAATTTTTTGGGTGAACCTGGAAAGGATAAATTCAACGAAGGGCGCGAATTATTATTTTACTGAAGAATTAAAAAGGGACGTTCGCAACAAGTTGACAAACTCAATTCCAACGGGTGTTTTTTTGACAATTGATTCGATTGAAGAAAACATCGACGAAATTTTTGCAAAGTATTCGTTTAACCAGTTGGACCAAAAAGATTTCTTTTCGTATCCATACGCAAGTTTCAAATTTAATTTAACCGCAACAATCGCCGAAAGTTGTTCTATATAGAAAACGTATTCTTTTATGGTTTATTGACCTGGTCAATCATTAACCTTTTTGAAAAGTGGGGAATCCGTGAACAAATAAGCGGACGCGCACCGAATCGGATTATTCAAACGGCGGTCGAATGCAATTTTTGTTTTGCGCATCATATCGCGTTTATTTGTGTCGTTCCGGAATTTATTGGTTGTTTTGATTTTCGGTTTTTATTAATACCTTTATTCGTAGCAACAACCGTAAACAAATGCTTAAACTAGGAAAACACACGGTCGAATTTTACGATTCGATTGATTCTTTGCCGTTTGCAAGATTTAATTCATTCAACAAGTTTGTAATGTTGGACGCGGAACTTGGTTCCGACGTGATTGCATTCGACCAAAAGATTTGTAAAATATTCCAGTTCTTAGGAAAAGAAATGACAAAGGAAGCAACCGGCGAACTTTACAACTTGCGGAACACGTATCACAACGTAATGACGGAAAACAATGTTCGGGGTTTGGCGTTTGCGTGTTTGATTCGCAAAATTGACGGCGAAAAGATTGAAGACTATTCGGTTGAAAATTTAAAAGTTGTTTTGGATAAATTGTCAAATTGGGGACTTGAAATCGGACAAGTCAAACAAACAAGCGAATCGATAAAAAAAAACTAGAAACGGAACTAAATTTGTTCTTCCCGGCAAAGTTCAACAACCTTGACCGCAAAAATATATTCGTTAACCGTAAAAAACGTATATTAGCACTATGCGACAACTTGTTGACGGGTAGTGAAAACGAAGTCGCGGAAAAAATTGAACGTTATTTGTTAAGTTTGGCCAAACCAAAAACCTTCACCGGTTCGGGAAGTTACGAAATCGAGTTTGACAAAGCATTTGAAGAACTTTGTCACACGTTAAGCGCGAACGCAAACGGTCGCAACATTAAACAAATGACGGTTAAAGAAGTTTATATTTTAATTGATTTAAACAATAAACAAATCAAAGAACATGGCCGAAGGTAATCCAATTAAATATTCTGATTTAGTAATTGATGACGGGGCAATTGAACGCCTAATTAAAGCAATCGACACGCTTGAAAAGCGTTTTTTGGGCGCACAAAAGAAATTCCGCGCGGAAATTGAAAAAACAAAAAAATCCGCCGAAGACTTCACGGACGCAACCGAAGAACAAGACGCGGAACTTGAAAAGTTGGAAAAACAACTTGAAAAATTAATCAAAGCAAATAAGGAATTGCAAGACACGGACGGCAAACTTACCGAACAAAAGAAAAAGGCCGTTAAACTAGCAAAGGAAGAAGAAAAGTTGCGCAAAAAATTAATTGAATTAACCGATGACCAGGCCGTTGCGAATGAAGAATTGAAAATCGAAATTCAACAACAACGTAAAGTTGTAAAGGATCAAGCAAAGGCGAACAAAGGTTTGACGGGTGAATACGACAAGCAATCAAAACGACTTAATGAACTTCGTAAACAATACAAAAATTTAGCGGTTGCGGGCAAAGAAAACACGGCCGAAGCTAAAAAGCTATTAACTGAAGTCACCGAACTTGATGACAAATTGAAGGCGGTTGACAAATCGGTCGGGCAAACACAACGTTCGGTTGGTAACTACAAAGACGAAATAAAAGAAGCATTGGCGGAAACCGACTTGTTTGGTGCGTCGATGGGGTTTGCGTCCGAACAATCCGGCGCGTTTGGAACCATTATTTCACAACTGCAAGTAATTATCGGTTTGTTATCAAAAACGTTTATAAAGAACACCGCCGAAGTAACTGGAAACACGGTCGCGCAAGAGGTGAACACAAAGGCCACAAAAAAGGCGACATTCGTTCAACGTATTTTAGCGGGTGCGGTAAATTTCACTTCAAAAAGTTTTAGAAAATTAAAAGTCGCGTTGACACGTTCGGGAATTGGGTTGATTATTGTTGCGCTTGGCGGATTGATAGCGTTTTTCAAAGAATCAACGGCCGGTGTTGACGCGTTATCCGGTGGACTTGCGGGACTTGGTCAAGTTTTTAAAGTTTTGGCCGGCCGTCTTGGATTAATTGGGAAGGGTGTTATTGATTTGTATCAAACGGCGATTCTTTTTTGGCAAGCAATTGGGAATTTAATTTCTGGAAGTTTTTCGGACGCAAGAAAACTAATTAAAGAAGCCGGCGAACAAGGAAAACAAGCAATTGCAAGTTTTGGAAAAGCGTTTGACGGTATTGTTCCGGCGATAAAAAAGGCGTTTGAAGCCGGTCAAGAATACAATAAACTAATTCGACAACTTCAAAAAGACTTAATCGGATTGAATGTTGAGATTGCAAGGTTGAACGCCGAAAGTGAAAAACAAGAAGAAATCGAAGCGGACGCAACAAAAACGTTTGAAGAACGAAACATTGCGGTTTTGAAATCAATTGAAGCGCAAAAAAAAGCGTCCGAATTAAGATTACAAATTGCGGAACGTGAACTTGAAGCGGAACAACTTTTGTTGAAATCGTTGGAAAAAAACAACGAATCAACACTTGAACAATCGCGAATCGTTTCCGAAAAACAAATCGCATTGATTGACGCACAAAAGGAAGCGGAAATCAAAGCGTTGGCACTAAGGCGAACGGCAAATCAACTAAACCAGGATTTAATAGAAAAGAATCTTGACATTTTAATCGATGGTTTTGACAATCAAAAAACAATTAACGAACGGGTGATTGCCGACGAAAAAAGGCGATTTGATGAACGTCGTAAATTGTTGGAAGAAACAATCGCACTTCAAAAAGAAATTTTAAAACAAGAAGTTGCGGAAATTAACAAAGTCGCAAAACGAAAAATTGACATTGATAAATTATTAAAAATAAACGATTCCAAGCAATTGAATGACAAGATTCGCGCAATTGGATTGTCCGAAATTCTTGAAGGGCGTTTGTTGGAAGTTGTTCGCGAAGCGCGAACGCAAGAATCTGAATTGAATCAAACTTTGATTGATTTGGACCGCGACCGTTTGCAATTGAAAAAGGAAATTCAAGAACAATTGGAAGATTTAATCGCGCAAAATATACAAGACGAAACAAAACAAGCGATTGAACTTCAAAGACTGGAAGAAAAGCGGGCGTTGTTTGAAATCGAAGAACGTCAAAAAGTTTACAACATTGACGAACAAGAATTCAAATTGTTGGAAAAGCAAAAAACAGAAATAAAACAAAAAGGCGTTGAAGACCGCGAAACAATTGAAATCAACGCGTTGGAACGTGAAAACGCAAGAAATCAAAAAGTTTTAGAATTAAAATTGTTAAATGAAGAAACAACACAAAAGGAAATCAACGAAGAATTAACAAAGTTGAAAATTGAACAACTAACAAAAGAAATCGAACTTGAAAAAAACGCGGGACGGGACGCAATCGACAAGGAACTTGAGCTTGCAAAATTGAAAAGTGACGTTCGAATTGCACAAGAAAAGAAAACGGCCGACGCAATCAAGGAAATCCAAGACGTGACCGCAAAAGCGTTGTTTGATTCATTTCAAATGAATTTAGACAAGCAAATCAACGAATTGGATCGACTGGAAGAAAAACAAACCGGAATCGTTGACCGTCAAATTGAACGCGCACAACAAGGTTTGGAAAATAACCTTGCGTTTGAGGAACAACAACTTGCGGAACTTGAGCAAAAGAAAATTAAAGCGCAAAAGAAACAAATCCAACTTGATAAAATTCGAACATTATACAACGCGTATTCGAGCGCGTCCGCAAGCGGTGAGAAAAACGCAATCGCAAAGGTTTTGCGGGACTTTTCAATCTTGCAAGGACTTGAGTCGGCGGTGATGTCGTTCGGTGCGGGTACGGGCGAAAAAGGGGACATCAAAGACGTTTTGGACGCAAATTCAAACGGTTCGAAAAATGGCAATTCAATTCAAAATGGTGTTGTTCGCGGTGAATCACACGGAAAACGCGGTTTTGGAATTCCAATTTTGGTTGAAGGTAATGAAGGAATTTGGAAGGGTTCAACAATGGCGAAATTTGGCAAAGATAATTTTATGGCTTTGACAAAGGCGATTGACACGGGAACAATCGGTTCGAACTTTATGCAACCACAAGTCAACGCAATTCAGATACAACAACAAAACGGGGTTGATTCCAGGTTGTTGAACGAAATGAAGGCAACGCGACAAGCGATTGAAAACAAACCCGAACAAGTTGTTGACGTTGAAAAGGTGACGCGCGGGGTGATGGACTTTATTGATACAAGAAAAAGCGCAAACAAAAAAATCATTAACCGACACCGAATCACAAAAAAACGATTTTAAACAATGGCAAATCAAAATATAACGTTTGAAATTGACGGACAACCGGCGGGAACACCGGCAAATTTGGCGGAAATCACTTTGTCCGCGAATTGGGGAACACGTGAAGGAATCGCCGAACAAGAAATTTCAACAACATCGATTGAATTTGTTCTTGAAGACGCGAAACGATTGATTCAACACGTTTCGGACGGTATGAACGGCGGTGTTGGAATTTTTGAAGGTTTGCCGTACAAAATAAACATTGACAACACGAATATTTTTGACGGTTTTATTAATTTAAGCGAAGACGCGGAATTCATTGAATCAGAAAAAGTTATTGCGAACTTGGTCAAGTCGGGCGGTTCGGACTGGTTAAATGATGTCGCGGACGGTTTTTCATTCGGGTTTTTACGGTCGGAAAACTATATAACAAACGCGGATTATGTTGTTGTCCCGTATGTTTTGAATTTTAGGCCGGAAGCGTTTGTTGTTGGTCAATTGTCAATCGCGTTGTTTTTATTACAAAAAGAATTGATTCAAGGAATTCGCGACACGGCGGATTCAATCGCAAATTTTTCCGAAGCGTTTGGAAAAGTGAACCCAATTGGTGAAATCATTTCCGCGTCTTTAAAATTAATTGCACAAATTGCATACACAACGGCGGTGATTGTCGCACTTGTTCAAACAATAACGGATTTAATTAACCAATTTTTTCCGCCGGTTCGACGTTACCGGGCAATGACAATCAAAAAAATGTTTGAAGTTGGTTTGAATTATCTTGGTTTGAATTTTCAATCAACAATTTTCAACGATCCGACTTTTAAAAAATCTGTTTTCCTGCCATCAAAATCCAAACGCGGGGGAATATTTGGTGAAACCGACCAATTTGGACACCCAAACCAAAATAGTTCGGTTTATAATTTTGGCGATTTTATTCGTGTAATGTTGACAATGTTTAATGCCGACTACAAGATTGAAAACGGAACTTTTATTTTTGAACGTCGGGACTATTGGGATAACTTGTCAACGTATATTTTGCCGGACGTTGAAACAAATCAAACGGCGCGTTTGAGTGAATTACAATACAACACAAACGAATTTGTTAAAAATTATTTTATTTCGTTTCAAACCGACATTCAAGACCAAAACAGTTTGGAAAATTTCGCGGGTACAAATTACCAGGTTATAAACGAACCGATAACAATTAACAACAAATCAATGATTTCGGGCAAAGGTTTGGGACAAATTCGACCGCCATTTGCAAGAGCAACAAGAAAAAACGAATTGACCGCCTATGAAAAAACGTTGTTAAAGGTTGCAAAATTATGTGACACGGTTGTAAATACTTTGGGTGGAAATTCAAATCTTGGTCCATCAATTCAAAATCGCGCCGGAATGATGTCACTTTCGGCCGACACAACGACGGTCGATAAATTTCTTTTTATTGAAAATCAACAATTAGATACAAGTCAAATTTCCGCGCAATTACTTTGGGATAATTTTCACTTTATCGAATCGTTTGCGGAAATAATACAAAATGGACAAGTTTTCCACAATCAACATATTTTACAAACATCTGAAAAAGTACCGTTTTGTTTGTCGGACTGGAATGAACTTTTGAACAACAACAAGTTTACGACAACCGACGGGAAAACGGGTGAAATAATTTCAATTGATTGGGATTTTCAAAAGGGTTTGGCAAATATTCAATATAAAATCAAACAAGTTTATACGAAAAACATTAAATTAGTAATTAATGCGGGCGAATAACATCTTCGAGCAATCTTTGAAACTTGCGGAACAATACGCGAAGGACGTTGAAAACGTTCCAAAAATGTTTGATTTAATGTTGTCCGAAATTCTTCCGAAGGCAACAACGGAAGAAAAAATCAAATTGCAATCACTTGTTAAGGAGTCAAACAAAGTTATTGAAGAAGCGCGAAAAACTGGCGATTTTGTGAAAATAAAACAATCAATTGACGAATTAACGGCGAAACATGGGCGCAATAATAACACGTAGAGAATATACAAACGAATTCAGACCGGAAGTGACTTCCTGGTTATTGGGGAACGTTGGCGACCGAATAACGCTTGAAATTGACGTTGAAATTTCAATCAATGTTGATTCTGGTTTTTCAAATCCGTTCAATTCAAACGGTTCGAATCAAATCACACGTTCGACCGGCTCTTTTCTTGATGACGGTTTTTTTGTTGGTTCAAATGTTAGTTGGTCCGGAACTGGTTCGGGAACACCGTTCACGGGTTCGGGTGTTATTTCAACATTAACACCGACAACGATGCGATTGTCTTCAATTACGGGAACTTTTCCCGGTTCGGGTGACTATCCGTTCAACGATGGGACAACAGTCAATTTGTCGATGAATATTCAATCAACCGACAATGTTCAAGGCGTTAATTTTAATTATAATTTAATAGCAAATTCGGAAATCAATTCCGCGTCGTTAAATAGCTTAGTCGATGGAACAACACCGCGATTTGAAGCGGTTGGACTTGATCCGACCGACACGGTGACAATCATTCCATTGACACCGGTTGGATTCAATTCGGGACATTCCGTCTTCAGTTCTTCGATTGTTGGACTTGGAAAAACGGGACTAGTTCAAAAATTTAAAATTTCGGTTAATTTTCAAATAATTCCTTTATTTGATAATTTGTCGGACTTTCAAAACAATGTCGCGCCGTCTTTTTTGTTTGATTCCGATTCGTTGACGGACGTTTTCAAATTGCAATTTTTACCACAATTAAACAATCCAAACATTTCAATTTTTACCGATTCAACAACAACGGCGTTGTCCGGAAATGTTGGTTGGTTTGATGAAAATTTTAACGGGAATGCAACAATTTATTCAAACGTTGGTGTTTCGTACACAAACACCGACGGCGTAAATGTTGCGGGCGTTTCAAAAGACGAACCGACGAATTTTCAAATCACTTTGAATCAAACCGGTGCGTCCGCAACGTCAAAATATAAAATCGGATTTTTGACCGTACCGTTTGAAAAAGCATTGATTCAAGAAAACACAAAAAAGAATTATGAAAATTTGATGTTGAACGATTTGAATCAAGTTGTTGACCAGTCAACCACGCAATTCACATTCGCGGGATATGGCAACACTTCGGGCGCAAAAATGGGAATCCGTTTTGATTCCGTTTCAAATTCTGGTTCAACCGTATTTATTAACGGACAATTTCAACCAAACAATGACTTTATTACTTTTTTTGATTCAATTAACAAGTCGAATTGGAATTATATCTTTTATGTTTCGCTTGCAAACGAAACGCTTGCGTCAAATGTTTCGGATCGGACGACGTTACTTTGTGACTTCAATCAATTAGTCGAAGTTGCGCCTTCCTTCGTTTTAGGTGACGCAACAATTGAACTTTTGAATCATGCACAAGCAACAACAAACGTTGGTGTTTCGAATTATCTTGGAACAATTGAAGACGAAGTTTTGACCAAAACTTTGTTTTATTTGGACGCGTCAAAAACCGAATCGATTCAAACGATAAATTTCAAAGTCGAAGGATTCAACACCGTTGATGGTTCAACTTTTGATTGTGAAAACTACGAAATTGACACGTCCGGTTTCGATTTAGATTCAAACGGCGTTCAACTTTTCAACGTTGACACAACACGCGGTTTTCAAATGGTTCCAGGTGTTGAAAAAAACTTTGTGAAAATAGTTCGGGACCAAACCGAAGACGTTGGAACAAAAAAGGCTTTTTATTTTTATTATGCAATCCGTCCGCGTTGGGAGTATTGGATTAAAAACACAAACGTTCCAAACGATTTGATTGACGGAACAAAACAATTTGACGGGAAAAATCAAAATTGGGCGCGTCTTGATTCGGTGTTCAATTACTGGAAGTTAAGGTTTTCACTTGAAACAAAAATGACTTCCAACGCTTTGACCGTGAACACAAAAAATTCACAAAATCTTTACATTCGAACTTTTGATGAATCAACGATTTGGGACGGTTCAATAAATCATTACGACGAAACAAAGGCGGTCAATTTATACACCGGTTTGAATGCGGACGGTGTTCGCACAAATGCAATTCTTGAAGCGGAAAATACTTTGATTGAAGCGGATTTCGACCTTCAAGACGTTTCGGGGAATGTTGGGACAATTTCGGATTATTACGGTGTGATACGAATCGAAATTTTTCAAGAAGGCGGAATCAAAGGAATTGAAATGATTTCGACCGTTTTAGATAATGTAGACGGAATTTTGAAACCGGTTTCTGGTTCAACAAAATGTAAAATTGAAAAAATAAGCAACACAAAAATTCGTTTGTCCGCTTTAATTGATTATAATTTCTTAAATTTAAGCGGTGTCCAGTACAAAACGAGTGGAAGAATAGGTTTTAAGAATTTAACAACGCCGGGAATATACGGGCAACAATACGGCAACCAATACGCATAAAATATGGCGGACTTAGGAAGTAGAACAAATTTAGACACGGCAATCAATACGTTGTTGGACGATGCGCAACCGAATGAAGCAATTCAACCGTCGGATCACAACACGTTGTTAAAAAACGCACTTGATACGGTCGCGAACGGTCTTCCAAACACATTAAGAACAAACCCGGAAACGGGCGGACAAGATTTGGAAGTCACTTCGGGCGATAATATCGATTTTAAAAATTCGGGTTTTGTTGGCGCATTGACTTCGGGAACTTTGACCGGAAATCAAACTTATACTTTACCGGATAACACCGGAACGATTGCATTAACTTCGGACATCGTTTCGGGTGGGGGTGTTGTTGGGATTTCGGATTCTTCCGGAAGTTACACTTATTATTCAACTTATGCCCTTGCGGTAGCTTCGGCGGGTGCGGGCGACATAATCGAACAATTTGGCAATATTACCGAAACGGGGAATGTCACAATTACAATTCCGATTGGTGTTAGCGTAAACATGAACGGTTATACCTACACTTTGGACGGAAGCGACAACAGCGCGTTCGTTTATAATGGTGTAGGAACAAAAACAAAAATTATAAATGGAACCATTATAAAACAAAATAGTCCGACACCGAACGGTGGCGGTGTTGGTTTGGAAATTGGTCAAACGGCGGAATTGGATTTGTCCGGATTGACGGTAATTTCCGACGGTTTATATTGTTTGAACTTTAATACTTCTGGAAGTGGTCAAGGTTTAATCGTTGGCGGAATATTTTATTACACGGGAACCGGGACCGGATTTGGACACATTGTTGAAGGTAAAATGAAAAACGCCTTTTTTAATACAGGGACAAGTATTCTTCGTGTAATTGGCGAAAGTTTACAAGATTCAATGGTTTTGGGTGCGGTACAATTAGCAACCAACGGAGTTTTAAAGAATGTCAATATATATAATACTTTAGCAACACACGCTTTAAATCTTGCTGACGGTAAAGCATATAATTGTGAAGTATATTCGCAAAGTTCATACGGTATTTATTCCATTAGTAACAACAGCGAAGTATATAATTCAACCGCAAGAAGCGATTCAAATCACGGAATCCATTTGGGAAGGGGAAAGGCGTTCAATTGTTATGGATTTTCAAACGCAAATGTCGGCCTTTTTGTAAACCAATTAAACGCCGAAGCATATAATTGCACCGGCGAAAGTTCGGCCACCGCGGGTGCGGAATTAAGGATTGGAAAACTTGTGAATTGTATTGGAATATCAACATTTAATAACACAGCCGGACACGGGTTTTTGATTAACAACAACGGGGGAAAATTAATTAATTGTTTTGCACAAGTGACAAACGCGGGTGCGTATGCACTTCAAGGAACCGTCGCAAGAAATCTAACTTTTGCGAACTTAACCGGAACCGGAATGACAACTTTAATCGGAACGAATATAACAAACAATCAAACAAACACGCCGGACGCGTACGGGAATATCTTAATTTAATTTTTAAAAAAATGGCAAACACACTTAAACAAACGATTTTTCAAGTAATTCAAGAAGAAATTCCGGAACGAATGATTGTTCAATTTATAGATAATGAAGGAACATCGATGCAAAATATTGTTAATTATTCGGAATTAACACCGGAAGAAAAAACAACATTTGACGCGTTCAAAGAATTATCAATTTCAAAAATGGTTTAAAAAATGGCGAATAAAAGTTTTAAAATATTTGATGCGGAAACAATAAGCACAAGCCCAACGGCAAAAGAAAAGGTTTCCTCAAATTATGCAATTGCTTTGCAAATTGTTTGGACTGGATTCAGTGGAACCGCGTCTTTGGGTGTTGGTGTTTCAATGGATAATGTAAATTTTGACGATTTTCCATTTGTAGATACAAGCGGAACGCGAGTGACTTCAATTCCGATTTCGGGCGCAAGTGGTTCGGCAACAATTGAAATTGAATCGGTTGTTTCCGATTGGATAAAATTCACCGTTGACGGATCGAGCGCAACGGGGGGAACAATATCCGGTTATTATTCACAAATTGACAATCAAGACACTTACTAAAAATGGGACAAGTTTATAAAGGTGCATTAAAACAATCAAGCGGGGGCGGAACCGGAACCGATTCGGACGCGGTTCACGTGAACGTTGGTTCGGAAATTTCGGGCGTGACGGCAAAGGCAACACCAACAACAAGTGATTTGTTATTGATTGAAGACGTTGCGGATTCGAACAACAAGAAAAAAATCACAATTGGGGACATTCCAGGAACACCCGACGCGGACGCGATACACGTAAACGTGGCGAATGAAATCACGGGAATAACTGAAAAAACAACGGTTGACAATCAAGACGAATTTATCATTGAAGATTCCGGCGCGTCGTTTGTTAAAAAAAGCATTAAAAGAAAAACCATTGTTTCACCAATTGACAACACGGTTGCAAGTTCGGCAACATTGATACCAAACGTTGATGAATACGAACAAGAAACAATCACGGCGTTGTCAACGGCGTTGGCAATAAACGCACCAACGGGAACACCTTCCAACGGAATGAAATTGGTTTTAAGAATTACCGATGACGGAACCGGACGTGGGTTGACGTGGGACGCAATATTCCAAGAAATTGGGGTGACATTACCAACAACAACGACGGCAAATAAAACAATTTATATCGGTTGTATATACAACGCAACCGCAACAAAATGGGACGTTGTCGCAATAAAAGAACAAGCGTAAATGTATTATATAATTTCAAAAATAGAACTAGACGGAACGGACAGTTTGAAATATTCAGACTACGCAACAACCGAAAGTGATGAAGTCGCGATTCAAGTGAATGAAGACTATGACGCAACACTTGGGAAATTTTTGGCGGAAAATCGAACAAAATTAAACATCGGTGAAGCTAGCGTTTCAACATTTTTTGAAACAACTTCGTTTGTTTACGAAGCAAGAACACAAGTTGACAATGTTGACGATTTGAATCTTTTATCAATAACCGAATTCAATCAATTGTAAATGTCCGCACCAATAAAAGGAAATACAACGAGCGCGAACCCGACACCGGGCGCAAACTCATACAGTTTCACGCACAACCAAAACACGGGAACAAATCGGTTGTTGATTCTTCAATTGACAATGTCAAACGTTCGCACATATACGGGTTGCACATACGACGGTGTTGCAATGACGCAATTATACACAATCAATCGAGGCGGTTTAAGTCAAAGAATGGCGTTTTTTTATTTAGTTGATCCGCCAACGGGAAACAACACGGTTGTAATAAATTTCAACAATTCGGTTTGGAATCCGATTTCGATTCATGCGCGTTCGTTCACTGGTTCGGGCGGTATTGGTAACGAAGGCAAAACGGGCGGTCAAGCAACACCAAACACGCAAAGTTTGACCGTTTCGGACGATTCGTTGATAATCGCGACGGCGTGTTCCGTGAATGTTGTTTCAACGATTCAAATTCCACAAGGGGACAATCGAACGTTTGCAACACACAACACGAACCGACAAGTTGGAACGGGTGCGATTTCGGCAAATGCGGGATTTTCGGCGGGAACTGAAAACATTCGAACAACTTCAACTTCTGGAAGCGTAACAAACGACCGTGTTGAAATTTTAGGAATCAGTTCACCGGCAACAAACACCGACGGCGATTTCTTTATGTTAATGTAAAAACAAAATGACAAAGGCGTATTTTTATATAAAAAATTTATTCCAGGAAGCACAAACGAACGACGGAACAAAATGGCGTGTTGTGTTGGAATCTTTAAAAGTTGCCGGAGTTGAGCAATTGACAACCGCATTCACAACCGAACGCGACACGTCTTTGAATTTGCCTTTGTCCGCTTTTGAATACTCAAATTGTTCCGACGATGGAACAACAATTGACGCGTGCGAATTAGGCGGTTTAAATGATTCGTGGAACCCGTTTGTTTTGATGTTAAACGGAACTTATGACAACGTTGTCAATACTAAAAATAGGGGTTCGTTTCTTGCGTCGAATTCTTCTAATCTTTACGGAATTGAGGGTTTTGGATTTGGGTTTGACAATTTATCGGTTCCAATCAACGACATTCCTTCGGGCGGTTCAACCGGCGCAAGTTCAAACGGTGCGTTTTTTGTAAACTTTGACGAATCGCAAAACTTTGAATTTATTATAAAAGTAAAGCAAACCGACAACGCCGGAACAACAACTTTAAAGGAAGACCAACACCTTTATTCGTACACGGCGACAAGTTGTTCATTTGTATATAATTTTCAAGACATTTTTAACACGGGACCAGTTATCACACAAAACGAATACGCCTTTTTAAGTGGCGGTTCGGCGGGGTGGGTTGACTTTGCTTGCGGTTCTTCGGGCGGTGCGTTGGGTGACGATCCGATTGTCACGCAATCATTTTGCACCGTACCAACAACACCGGAAATTCCGCAATCAATTGTTTCGGAAGACCTGGAAGAATGTTGCTATCAATCGCCGGTTTTAGCTTCGACAACTTCGAACGATAACTTTAAAAACGATATTAATTCATTTTTATTCAAAAGAAATTTTTCTTCGGAATCAATCACATTAACGCTTCAGAAAAATGGGACAACAAACATTCCAATCGTCAACGACGATTACGGAATATATTATGACTTCGGAACGTTTTTGGATTTCCCGAACTACAAAGGAATTCAAATACAATGGCAAAAGGTTTTATTATTGCAAGGAACCGGAGTTTATAGGCTTAAGGTTGAATCAACCTTTTTAACTGGTTCAACAACAACTTATTCAATACCTTTTAAACTTGATGAATACACGCAAGACAAAGCGAACGGAACATTCCGAATCCAATCAATTCAAAATGGTTTTCTTCGTCACCTTGATTTTGATTATAAAAATATTAATTGGTTAGACGGTTTAAGGGTTCCAGGTTTCTTCGGAAACCGGCAAACTGAATACGAACAAGAATTTGTTCTTTATGCAAACCGCGATTCAAAACAAGTTCGGTCGGAATTAATCAACACTTACGTTTGTCAAACAATGCACGTTCCAGATTGTATAACGGATCTTATTATTGAGTATCACAATTTTGGAAACGAATTGTTCTTCACGGACTACAATTTAAACAACCATAAAAAGACGTACATTCAAAAGAAAGTTGTTTTTGATTCAATGGATTCTATTGAATACAAGGACACGACAACTTTTGCGCCTTTACAATTAAACTACAAAGATTTTAATCAAAATTTTGTCAAAACAAATTGTTAAATTAACATTTGTTGCATTTTATCGAAAATTCATTTTTTTTACGGAAACGTTTTGCAATTAAAAAACTTTTTTGTATTAAATTCGTACGGTAAAGGGAAGGGAAGTTTTTTATTTCAATAACAATTTTTTAAATTCGCCATGATTAAACACGAGCGAATGGAAAATAATTTTTTGGTTGATGTCGTTGGCGATTTTATTCTTGTTTTTATTAGCATTACGGGTACTTTTATCGGCCTGGATTCGTTACCACAAGAAGAAACATTGATTCAAATTATAAACACGACGGAAGCAACAACAACAATTGATTCCATTCAAAAAATAATGACAATTTTTTCTTTGTGTATTTCTACAATCGCGGGTTTTATTCCCATAATCAAATTTTGCAAGCGTAACAAAAACAAATAATTTTCGTATTTGGGCGCGGTATGAAACGAATAACAATTTGCGCGAACAAAATGAACAACAAAAAGTTTTTTAAATTATTCAAAAAACTATTGTTTGTTTTTTACTTTTCTTTTTTAATTTATCGGTTGATTTTGTATTGTTTAAAAGTTTTTTAAAATGTTAGTATATAAAATTAGAGAACTTTTAATGTTTTAAAATAACTTTAAAAAAAACACAATGTCAAAAAATTATAATTGGGGAAAAACAAGTTTGAAAAGAATGCAAGGAATCGACGAACGTTTGGTTCGTGTTTTATTCAGGGCGATTCGTATCGCGTCAAAGAAAAAGGACGGAATCGACATGACAATTCCTCAATTTGGCGGATTGAGAACGGCCGACGAACAAAACAAATTGTTTGAAAATGGTTTCAGTAAATGCGACGGTTACGAAAAAAAATCATATCATCAAAGCGGTCGAGCGGTTGACGTTATTCCATACATTAAAGGAAAAAACGTTTATAAAATGGAAGAAACAGAAAAACAACTTGCGTTCCACAAGGTCGCCGTTTGTATGCTTGAAGCGTCCAACAAAGAAGGCGTTCGGTTAAATTGGGGCGGAAATTGGTCTTCCTGGTTGGACCGTCCACATTTTGAAATAAGAAATTGAACACAATTATTATGATAAAAAAATTATTTGACATGGTTCCGAAACTTGATCCAATGGTTTCGAAGGTGACAACGAACGCGAAACATCGCAAAATCGCGAAATTGGTTGTTCGTGTCATTCAAATCGGTGCGGTTGTTTACTTATTAAAAAAAGGTTTAATTGATAGTGACCAGGCCGTTGAAATAATAAAAGATTGATTGATTCTTTTTCGTTTATTCATGGCGATAAAGTTGTGTTTTAAGGGGATTCCTTCGGGTTTTCCCTTTTTTAATTAAAAAATATTAGTGAACGTATTTGTTTAGTAAGTTAAAAAAATATATCTTTGATAAAAAAACACAACGTTATGGAAAGTTTAAACAAATTAATAAAAGAAAGAAAAGAGTTGACAAAAGCATTAAAAAACGGTGACATAACTACAAACGAATATCAAAGTTTTTATTATTCGTATAGTCAAAGGATTAAAAAATTAAATCAAACACAACTAAAATGAAGGACAAGCGATTCAAAATAAAAAACGAAAATTTGTTTTTTGCTTTATTGACATTATTGGCAATTTTCACAAGCGGTTTATTTTATTGCGAAAAACTTTTCTTATTTATTAAATCACTATTTAAAAAGGATCACAAATGAATTACGAAGAATTAAAACAACAAAGAATCGACGAACTGGAAAAGAAACTTCGGAACAATGAATACGTTCGGGTGTGGAATGTTATTCCGTACCGTTTCGAATTGCGCGACCGTCTTGTTGACGATGAACGCGCGTCCGAATATATTCGAGAATGTATCGACTTAGCAAATGACACAATTTAAAACAATCAAAAACAATTAATAAAAATGCAAGCAATCAAAAACAACATTGAACAACGCGTTCAAGAATTAACAAAGTATTACTACGAAAACCCGGAAAAAATTGCAACAATTAATCTACTGGAAGAACTTGCGGACGCGGTTGACTTTTATCAAAAACAAGTCGCGTCGTATTATTGCGCAATTGACTGGAATCGACAACAAGGATTTACCGCGTCGGCAAAAGTTCGATTTCATAACTGGGAAATCAAGAAAAAGACGTTGACACGACTTCAAAACAGATATAAAATTGTCTTGGAGTTGTTATACGAAACAAGATAAAACCACAAACAAATACCACACAATGAAACAAGAATTGAAACAAATCGCAAAACCCGAATCGGTTCATTCGGTTGCGCGTAAAATCAGAAATCACGAAACCGCCTTCCATAGGGCGGTGCGAACCAAAAGTTTGAAATTTACGGAATTTAAAAAATTTTGTGAACTATGCGACGCAACAATTGTTGTTCGTAAACACGACGGAACGGAAATAAAAGTTTGATTGACGTTTGTCAATGTTGATAACTTTTATAATTTTATAATAACTTTTAAAACACAACAAAAATGAGTGAATCAAAAACACATTGGAAAAACAATTTCGATTATACCTACTTAGGGGGATATTCAATCGAAGACGAAGACCTTGAATTGACAATTTTAAAGGTTCAAAATGAAATGGTAAAGGGACAAAGCGGACGCGATGAATCTTGCATGGTAATTTATTTCGAAGAACTTGACAAAGGAATGATTTGCAACAAGACGAACGCGAAGACAATCACAACCGTTCACGGAACGCCATATATTGAAGAATGGCCGGGCAAAAAAATACTTCTTGGAACTGAACGCGTTTCGGCGTTTGGTGAAACAACCGACGCACTACGAATTCGACAAATTAAGCCAAAAACAAAGGTTGATCCTTCGCAAGCGGTCGCAAGGTTAAAAGGCGCTTTGGACATGGCCGACCTTCAATCAATTTGGAAGTCTTTGACAAAGGCCGAACAACAAAATAAAACTATTATTAACACTAAAAACACAATGAAGAATGAACTTAATTAAAGATTTAGAGCAACGCACCGAAGAATGGAAACAAATCCGAAAAGGTTCAATCGGTGGAACCCGCGTCAAAACGGTAATGGCGAAAAATAACCTTCCATTGGTTGACGAATTAATCGCGGAAAAACATTCAGATTTGATTGAAGAAACATTCGTGAATGACGCAATGCAACGGGGAATCGATTTGGAACCGTTTGCAATTGCGGAATTTGAAGACCGAATCGAAATGAAGGTTGATTCGTTTGGACTTGTTACAAACGATGATTTTCCAGGTTGTCACCTATCACCGGACGGATTGATTCTTGATGGTTCCGGCGTACCTTTGTCGGGTGTTGAAGTGAAATGTCCGTCAACAAAAAAACACGTTGAATATATTCGAACAAACCGCATTCCGGCGGAATACAAATTCCAAGTTTATCACTATTTTACAATTTGCGAAACGATTGAATCAATGTATTTTGTTTCTTATGATCCGCGTTTTGAAGTTCGACCGTTTCACTTTATAAAAATAACACGCGAAGAACACGCGGACCAGCTGGAAGAATTTGAAACCAAACTTTACAAATTTATTGATAAATTAAGTGAATACGAATCCGCAATAATTGACACTTTTTAAAATGAATCATATTTCATTATTTAGTGGAATAGGCGGTTTTGACTTGGCGTCTGAATGGATTGGTTGGAACAACATTGCAAGTTGTGAAATCAATCCGTTTGGTCGTAAAGTTTTAAATCACTATTGGCCGGACGCGTTACATCACGACGACGTTCACACATTCACAAAAAAATTATTAAATGAAAAAATTAAAAACTGGAATTCAAAAGACGTTATTTTGTCCGGCGGATTCCCTTGTCAACCGTACTCACAAGCCGGAAAACGAAAAGGAAAAGAAGACGAACGTCATCTTTGGCCGGAAATGCTTAGAATCATTCGCGAGATTCGACCGCGTTGGATCGTGGGCGAAAACGTTCGCGGGCTTGTTAATTGGAACGGGGGATTGGTATTCGACGAAATCCATTTTGACTTGGAAACTCTCGGGTACGAAGTGCAATCGTTTGTTCTTCCAGCTTGTTCCAAAAATGCACCGCACCGACGCGACCGAATTTGGATTGTTGCCTACACCAATGACACAAACACGGGATCGGACAATCGAGGAAACGAAGGAACGGCAAAAGAAATACGGCGGAAAAAAACGGGCGATGTACTTGGAACACTTTGCGACGTTGGGAATGTTACCGACGCCGAAATGCCAAAAAGCGCGGGGAAATTCATCAAGAAATCGAGGAAAAGCAAATTTAACGGACAAAATTGCGGAAATATACAAACCGGTTTCGAAAAGTTCCCAACTCAACCCCCGATTTGTAGCGGAAATGATGGGATTTCCCGCGAATTGGACGGAATTACCTTTCCAAAATGGCGAAACGAATCAATTAAAGCGTACGGAAACGCCGTCGTCCCGCAAGTAGTATTTGAAATTTTTAAAGCAATTCAGAAATACAACGAACTTGAAAAATAAACCCAAAATTCAATTGTCCATGTTCCCGCAATTCATTTGTGAAATTTGCGGGGACAAATTGGACCACAACGGGACAACTTGTCAAGAATGCGCAACCGCCTGGATAAAAAAACTTAACGAAAAAACACCAATCAATCAAAATGCAAATTAATAAGGAACTTGTTTGGAATGCAATGCAACACATTCAAAAACAACAATTCACAATGAACGAATTGTTCAAATCAATAGCCGAAGAAATCGAACAAGAAAACGGAAGCTATCCGAAAATTTTTAGATACAACGATATTATTCAAACGGCCGTTATTGTGACGGGAATCACAATCAATCAACTAAAATCCAAAACACGCCTTCGATCCGTTGTTTATGTTCGTCAAGCAACGATTTATTTGATACAAAAATACACGCCTTTGACAATGCTTAGAACGGGACAAATTTTCAACCGTGACCATTCTACCGTAATTGCTTCAGTTAAGCGCGTAAACGACGCGAAAAACGGTTACAACGAACATTTAAAAGAGGTTTTGGAACTCATTGAATCTTGTTTGTTGACCGAAAACCCAATTTGAAAAGGCGAAAAGGCGAAACAATACCGTTCAACTTATTTCCTATTTAATATTATTATATTCTTTATTTATTTATTAGTAATTTAATCCGCCAAAATAAAGGAAAAAGAGAATAAAAGAATATAAAAGTATAATAAACATTAGGGTTTGAACGATGGCGGACTTGAAAATAAAAATCCGCCAACAAACGCCAAAAAACCGCCGTTTATTTTTAATTTTAAAAACACAACTTTATTAGAAAATGAAAATAACTTGTTACAAGTCACTATTTAATCCGAAAGCGGGTGACTTTCAAATCCCAGTTGAAAAAGCATTTAGCCGAATCAAAAACGGTTCATCAAAAATACTTCTTGAAAAAATCCGAACCGTTGAAAACAAAGACGAAAAAAACAAATTAAAACAACAACTTCCGTGTTATTTATTTGCGGGAACGTTTTCCGCAAGAAACGACAATTCGATTGTTGAACATTCGGGATTAATTGCGTTGGACTTTGACGGATTTCCCGACAAAAAAACTTTTAAGACTTGGCGCGATACATTGGAAGCGGACGAACACACAATGTCGGTTTTTACTTCACCAAGCGGGGACGGACTGAAGGCAATCGTAAAAATTCCAAAATGCGACCGCGACGAACACAAATTGTATTTCACCGCATTAGAAAAGTATTTCGATTGTGAATATTTCGACACGTCTTGCAAAAACATATCGCGGGCGTGTTACGAATCGTATGATCCGAAAATATTTGTTAACCTTGAATCAAAACTTTGGACGGAAAAAACCGAAGAACAAGGATACCAATTCACCGACCGCGAACCGCAAATTGTACTAAAGGAAACGAACGAAATAATTGAACGCCTTTTGAAATGGTGGAACCGTGATTTTGGACTTGTAAAGGGTTCAAGAAATAACAATCTTTTTATTCTTGCGTCTTCGTTTAATGAATACGGCGTTGACCAGTACGTTGCGGAATCGACAATTTTGTCGCAAATCGTTGGCGGTTCAATGCCCGAAAAAGAAGTTGAAAACGTTATCAAATCCGCATATAAAGCGCGTCACCAATTCGGAACAAAATATTTTGAGGACCGCAAGACATACCGACAAATTGAAACGCAAGTCAAACGCGGGGTTCCGATGGAAAAAATTCAAGACGCAATCCCACAAGCCGACGCGCAAACAATCGACGCAATCAAGAAAAGTTCAAAAGACATCATTTTTTGGTTTATGGTTGAAACCAGGCAAGGTGAACGCGTTGTGATTGACAACGTTCAATTAAAATTGTTTTTGGAAAAAGAAGGATTCTTCAAGTTTTATCAAGAAAAATCAGAAACGCCAATTTTTATAAACATAAAAGAAAACATCGTTCGAAATTCAAGCGCGACAAAAATCAAAGATTTTGTTTTGAATTACTTATTCGACCGAAACGAACTTCAAGTTTGGAATTATTTAGCGTCAACAACAAAATACTTTACCGACGTTTTTTTGTCGTTCTTGGAATCAATTGAATTAAAAATGCAAACCGATTCAAAAGACACGGTTTACCTTTATTTTCAAAACGGTGTTGTTGAGGTTAAAAAAGACGAACAAAGATTTTTAGATTTCATGGATTGCGACGGGTACATTTGGGAAGACCAGATAATCAAGCGCGAATACAAAGCAAGCAAAACCGACGCGAACGATTTTAAAAAGTTTGTTCACCGAATAAGCGCGGACGAACAAAAACGAATTCAAACGATGGAATCAACACTTGGTTATCTTATGAGTTCGCACAAGGACAAAACCGACCAAAAATCAATTATTTTCAATGACCAAGAAATATCCGACGGTAATCCGAACGGCGGTTCCGGGAAGTCTTTAATTTTAACCGCATTAGGGCAATTCAAAAAACTTGTCACAATTGACGGGAAATCATTCGACGCGAACAAATCGGATTTCGTTTACCAACGTGTCAACCTAGATACACAAGTTTTGGCGTTTGACGATGTCAAAAGAAAATTTAATTTCGAATCGTTGTTTTCGTTAATTACGGAAGGAATCACGGTAAACAGAAAAAACAAAGACGAAATTTTTATTCCCTTTGAGAATTCACCGAAAATAATAATCACAACGAACTATGTAATTGACGGCGCGGGATCTAGTCACGACCGACGAAGACACGAAGTTGAATTGTTTCAATATTTCAACCAATTCCGAACGCCTTTGGACGAATTTGGAAAACTTTTGTTTGACCAATGGGACGTGAACGAATGGCACAAGTTCGACGCGTACATGATTAATTGCGTCAAATTGTTTCTAAATTTTGGATTAATGAAACCCGAATCAATTAACGCGAACACGAAACGTTTTATTCAATCAACATCAAAAGACTTTTTCGACTGGATTCAAGACGATTCACTTCCGCACAATTGCAAGGTTTACACGTCGGAAATTGTTGACGATTTCAAAAAGGAATTTTCAGATTTTTCGAAAATATCGAATCAACGCTTTATTTCTTGGGTGAAAAACTATTGTAATTTTAAAGGGTACGAATACGAAGCGTTTAAAACACCGCGACGCGGTTTTCAGATACTAACAAAAAAACACGACACAATCGACGGTCAACCATTACCGTTTTAAAAACTTTAAACAATGTCAAAAATACTTATTACAAAAATGAAGGTTGAAAAGGGTTCAATCGAAATATCTGAAGCGAAAATTGTCGATTCGAACGGAAACCCGACAAGAAACATCGCAATCAACGAATCGTTTGCGGTTGCGTTAAAGGGTTCAATAATTAATTTGGATTTGTCACACCTAAACGAAAAAGACAATGTTTAAACTTCGCGAAATCCAAGAACAAAAATCAACCGAACTGAAAAAAGTTGTTCGAAAACATCGCATTGGAATCCTTGCGGGTGAAGTTCGAAGCGGAAAAACATTGACCGTTTTAGCAACGGCCGAAAAGCTACTCAAAAAACACGTTCTTTTTTTAACCAAAAAACGCGCAATGTCTTCGATTTTATCCGACTATAAACTTGCGGGATTTACGTTTAAACTAACTTTAATCAATTACGAATCAATTCACAAAGCCGACACAAAATCGGTTGACCTGGTTGTTTGTGACGAATCGCACACAATGGGCGCGTTTCCCAAACCGTCCAAACGAACAAAGGCCGTTCGCGATATTGTCGCAACAAATAAACTTGATTTGATTCTAGCAAGCGGAACAATTCACCCGGAATCGATTGCGCAAATATTTCATCAACTATTCGTGTCCTATTATACGCCGTTTAAAAGCGTGAATTTTTATCATTGGGCAAAAAGATATGTTGATGTCTACAAGATAAAAATCAACGGTTACGACGTGAACCAATACGACCGAACACACGACCAGTTGATTGAAGAAGTTGTCGCGCCGTTAAAAGTGACAATGACACAAAATGAAGCGGGATTCACTTCGAAAGTTTTTGAGAACTTCGAAACGGTTGAACTTCGTCCAATTACTTATAAATTAATAAACCAACTAAAAAAAGATTTAGTAATTGAAGGGAAAACCGAAACAATTCTTGCGGACACGTCGGTAAAATTGCAACAAAAACTTCATCAACTCTATTCGGGAACAATAAAATTTGAATCTGGAAACCGAACCGTGATTGATCCGACAAAGGCGGAATTCATTGCAAAGAAATGGAACGGTCAAAAAATCGCGATATTTTACAAATTTGTTGCGGAACTGGACGCAATTAAATCCGTTTATGGCGATAATATCACGACGGATTTAGACGAATTCAACGCAACCGGTAAAAGTTACGCGGGGCAAATTGTTTCTTCGCGTGAAGGCGTTAATTTAAGCAAAGCGGACGTTTTGGTTTTTTACAACATCGATTTTTCCGCCGTGTCTTATTTTCAAGCGCGGGACCGCCTAACAACAAAAGAACGAACCGAAAACAATGTTTTTTGGATATTCTCAAAAGACGGAATCGAATCCGCAATTTATAAGGCCGTGTCGAAGAAAAAAGACTTTACATTGAAGGTTTTTAAAAATTATTTGAAATAAATTAATGAATGTATTTGTTCACTAGAATAAAAACACTATATTTAAAAAAAACACAACTAAAATGAATCAAAAACAAATTATTAAAGAACTGGAAGAACTTGTCAAAATGGCAAGTTTTCCCGTTCCGTATGAAGACGATACGGAACAAACATTTCGAGCCGTCGAAGTTGGCGACATTGAAAAAATAATTGACAAAATAAAAAACGCAACAAAATGAAAGACATTCACGAACTTTTGGAATCGTTGGTTCAAACATACAACGAACGAAAACCAATGAAATACGAAGACCTTCGCGACCTTATCGCACAAGTTGACAATAAAAAATTGGTTCATCAATTTATTGAAGTTTACGAAAATAAAGAACAATTGAATTTTATACATTTAAGAAGTTTAGAAAACTATATTCAATACAAATTAACGGCAAATGAAAGCGGTCAATAGTTTAAGCGGGGGGAAAACATCGTCTTTTATTGCGTCAAATTATCCGGCGGACCACAACGTTTTTGCACTGGTGAGAACCGATGACAAAAATTGTTTGTTTCCGGACGCAAAGGTCCGTCAAATGGTTTCGGATCGCATTGGAACCGAATTTGTTGGAACGTTGGAAATAGACGCGATAATTTACACGATGTTGGATTTGGAACAATTTATTGGACACAAAATTGAATGGGTGACGGGTGAAACGTTTGAAAATGTTATCAAATCACATTACGAATATTTGCCAAACGTGACGCAAAGATTTTGCACAACCGACATGAAATTGAAACCCCTTTTTAATTGGTGGCTTAACAACATAAACGAACCGATTGAAATGCGAATCGGATTTCGCGCAAATGAACAATCCAGGGCGAAAACAATGATTGAAAAAACAAATAAAAACGGTTTGTCGGAATTCAAACACGTTGTCGGTAAGTCGAAAAACGGAACACGAAACAAATGGAAAATGACCGGTTGGCAAAAACCATCTTTTCCGTTGATTGAAGACCGGATTTTCAAAGATTCAATCGAACAATATTGGAAGGACAAACCGGTGCGTTTCGCATACATGAACAATTGTGTTGGTTGTTTTCATCGTTCACCGGCTTTGTTGAAATTAATGTCGGAAAAATATCCAAATAAATTTAATTGGTTTATTGAAGCGGAACAAAACGAAACAAGAACGTTCAAAAACGGGACAACATATCAAAAAATAAAAAATAGTTTTAAACAAACACAATTGTTTGAAGACGATTTCAATGAATGCGATTCGGGTTATTGTGGACTATAAAACAAAAAAAACAATGACCGAATCGAAAATTCAGAAACAAATAATTGACAACTTTACGGATCGCGGGTTCATGGTTATTAAGCTAATGAAGACCAACACAAACGGAATTCCGGACTTGTTGATTTTAAAAAATGGAATCGCGAAATTTGTTGAGGTGAAGAAACCAGGCGGAAAAATATTACAACTACAAAAATACCGAATCAAAAAACTTCGGGAACAAGGATTTGACGCGGTTGTGATGGACGGAATTGATTCAATAATTTATTAATACATTATGAGCGAAAACAGTCTAATTCGAAAAGAAAAAAAAGGAAATTCACGTTCGTTCGAAGTCGTTGAATTTGGCAAAAAATACATTATTTTTGAGAAACGAACAAAGCGCGGGAAATGGATTCGGTTCGGAAGAATGCGCATTGAATAATTAAATTAATAACTATAAAAACCAATAAACAAATGGAAATCAAAGGGACAATCGTTCAAGTCAATCCGGTCGAAACGGTCGGAAAAAACAACTTCAAGAAATCAACAATTTGGATTGAAACGGCGGACCAATATCCGCAAACAATTGAAATCGAATTTGTAAAGGACAAAGCCGACGAAATTCAATCGTTAGCACTTGGAACCAATATCACCGTTCAAATAAACATAAACGGCCGAAAATGGACCAGTTCGGAAGGTGTGACAAAGGTTTTTAATTCAATTCAAGGTTGGCGATATGAAACCGATTTTTAATCCAAAAACAAGTGAAAAACGCAAAAAAATTGTGTTGGAACATATAAAAGAACACCGCGAAGCAATTGACAACGTTCAAACATGTTTGGCGTATCACCCGGAAATCGACCTTGAAACATTTCAAAAACGATTCAACGCACTTGAAAGAAAACATCGACGATTAATAGCAACAATAACGCTTTATGAAACAACAAAAAAAAGTAATTAGTACGGAAGAACTTCCAACAAAATTCGGTTGGCCGTTTTGGATCATTTATTATTTAATACTTGACAAATTAAACGCAAACGCGACCGCCTGGATTGTTGGCGGTTCCGTTCTTTTTGTTTGGGTTCTTTTATTCGGGTTTATAAAAAGTCAGGAAGAATCGTTTTCAATACTCAAATTAAAAACAGCTATTCAAAAATGGATTTTGGAATGATTATCCAGGTTGACAACATAATTGAACAAACAATCGTTCAAAAGGATTTGGAAGAAAACGAAATCGAAACGCAAACAATCGAACCCAAAAACAACACCGCAAGTTTTATTGTTGTTAACTACACAAAACCAATTGAAAACGCGGTCGATTTTGTTCGTTGGAATGCGGACAAAATCGTCACGTTTGACCAATGGCGAAAAGGGTTTTTTTAACTAATTTTAACAATGGTTCAAAAGCGTTTGGTGTGAATAAATGTTTGTCAAGAAATGTTGATTATCATTTTTTCTCAATTCTAATAATCAACGTTTTGTTTTGAAATAACGTCTAGTGTAAAATGCGTTTTAATGCTTTTTATACCGTGTTAGGCACAGTTTATCACCGATAAAATTAATAGAATGGAATTAAACACAGTACATAATATAGATTTTTTAAATAATGATTTGCCAGATAAATGTGCAAACTTGATAATTGCAGACCCTCCATATTTTGAGGTAAAAGGGGACTTCGATTTTGTTTGGGATAGCTTTGAGGATTATTTAAAAGACGTTGAAAAATGGGCGATTGAGTGTAAAAGGATTTTAGCAGATAACGGGACTTTGTTTTGGTATGGTGATGATAAAAAAATAGCTTATGCACAAATTTTAATGGATAAACATTTTAACCTAATAAATAACTTAGTTTGGAATAAGGGAATTTTTATGGGGTTAGAAAAAAGTGAGGGGTTAAGAAGTTTTGCACCTTGTACTGAAAGAATATTAATGTATGGAAGTTTAGCGCAAGATACAACGGGTCGTGATTTTATAGAAGAAAAATACATAGCACCAAGAAACCCATTTAGCAGAGAAATATACAAAGGGATGAAAAAGTATAATTTACGAGAAATTGATTTTAGAAAATTAAGACCAAGCAAAAACGGCAATTTGACGGGGTGGTGTAGTAATATAATATTGGGAAGTAGTAACCCAACGCAAAAAGATTGGGAATTAATACAAACGATTATAAAAAGTAATAAAAAATACGAGGAACTACGCAAGGAATACGAACATTTAAGACGACCATTTAACAACGTTTTTAAATTACAAGAAGTTTTAAATTTTAGTAACGAACAAGCAAAAACAGGTGCAAAATACGACCACGATACGGTAAAACCCGAAACATTAACAAGAGCGATAATTCTAACTTGTTCACGTGAAAATGATTTAGTAGTTGTTCCCTTTGCAGGAAGTGGTACAGAGTGTGCTATGAGTGTTAAAGAAAAACGTAATTTTGTAGGTTATGAGATAACAGAGAAACACGCAAAGATGGCACAAGATAGAGCGAATAAAATATTAAAAGAACCTACGTTGTTTTAATTGTGCCTAACATACAAATAAAACCCGTTTTAATGGGTTTTATATATTGTTAAAAGCCGTTTTAATGGCTTTATTTTTAATTATAACAATGAGTAAAAAAAAGTATATATTTTTAATTTATGCCGACAATTATATTGTTTGGAATGATGAAAAACAAGATTTTAATCACAACGACACATATAAAGGAACGTTTTTAGACGCGCATCAATACGCTAGAAATAAATACGGAAAATATTATACTTTGCATAAAAAACAATTAAATAAAATGCCGAAAACATATAAAATCGAAATAACCGAAACACTACAAAAACAAATCGAAATCGAAGCAAATTCACCCGTTGACGCGTCGATAAAAGCACAAGAACAATGGAACGAAGACAAAATCATTTTGGATTCTGAAGACTTTGTGAACGTAGAAATAAAAGTGATAAAACAATAAAACACAATGACGGATCAAGACAAAGAAATATTGGAAACCGAACTATTCAACAAAGTTTTATTAAATAGAATCGAGCAAAAACGCGACGAAATAAAACAACTAAAATTGACCAATTACAAGCTAAAAACACAACTAAAAAAACAATCCGGTTCCCAGTTAATCAAAGAAATTTTCGCCTTTGTCGGAATGATTTCAATCGCTATTTTTACACTTTTCGCACTTTATAAAGCGTTTTTGTAAATTCGTACAATGAGCGAAAACCAAAAAATCAAGCTAACACGTAAACAAATTACAACGCTTATTTCTATCGTTGTCCTATTCCTTAGCGGTGAAACTTTCGTCGGTGCGAAACTAATCGAATCCAAAATTCAAGACTTTTCACGTCCTGAAATCAATCCGTATTTCGTCGGTTTCTTTATCGAAAAAGCATCAAAAAAAATGCGATTTAAGCACCTGGACGGTGAAATTTATCGACCAATAATCGACGAAAAAACCGGCCGATATTTCATTATTTTAGACAACAATCAACGCGTTTTTTGTTATTAATTCGGGGCGAAACAAACTTTTTTTCCCGCCTTTTTTTCTGAAGTCAATCCGCCTTTTTCATTTTTTGCCGTTTTAGTTCTTCCAAAATCAACATTTTTTGTCGGGCGGTTTGATTTGTTCCGCCGTTTTTAGGTTCGTTCGCCTTGTATTCGCCTACAACTCCGCCTTTTAAAGTAAAGGTTTAATTAATCTTTGTATTTTGATTAGTATCAATTAGTTACCTTACTATTATTATATATTAATTAGTTTACTTTTCCCCTTTTTGGCGGAGTGGCGGAGTAGTCTATATAATAAATAAAATAAAACAAGTTTATGAAATAGGAAATAAGTAAAAGAAAATCTTTGCCCATGCGCCAAACCGCACATTTGAAAAATTCGAGAAAATTTGCGTAAATTAGTTGAAATCGAAAAAGGGAAATTCGAACATGAATTTTAAAATTAAACCAGGCCGTCCAAGAAAAATAAAATCAGTTGATGAACTCATTGAACTTTGGAACAAATATGTTGACGCGATTAATTCCGATGACAACAAATGGAAGTTGGTTGATTTTAGAGGTAAGGACGCAAAACGCGTCGAAGTACCTCACACCGTTCCGATGACAAAAATTGGATTTGCTAATTTTTGCGGTTGTCACAAATGGGAAGTTTTAAAAGATTTGAAGGAAACAACAAAAGAATTTTCGGAAGTCATTACGCATATAGAAAAATTGATTTATCAACACAAGTTCACCGGCGCTTCAGTTGGTGCGTTCAATTCTTCAATTATTGCGTCCGATTTAGGTTTGAAAAATCGAACCGAAAACACCAACAAAACCGAACTAAATATTTCCGTGTCCGACGGACTTGACAAAAAACTTGATGACTTGATTTCGGATTGATGAAACTTTCAAAGCTATTCGAAAAAATTGCGGGCGGTTTCAAACAAAATCGTTTTGTAATTAATCAAGGCGGAACCAGTTCGGGCAAAACTTATTCAACATTACAATTTTTGATTGTTTGGTCTTTGAAATCGGATCACAACAAATTGGTTTCAATTGTTGCCGAATCGATTCCACATTTAAAGCGGGGCGCGTATCGCGATTTCTTAAAAATATTAATTGAATCAAACCTTTACCAGGAAGACAAACACAACAAGACGGATTTCACATACAAATTAGGTTCGTTTTATTTCGAATTCTTTTCGGCCGACAATGACGCAAAACTTCGCGGGGCGCGTCGTGACGTTCTTTACATTAACGAATGTAACAATGTAACTTGGGACGCATTCACACAATTAGAAATCCGAACCCGTGACAAAATATTTTTGGACTTTAATCCCGTGTCCCGGTTTTGGGTTCATTCGAAATTGATGAATCCAAACAATTCATATTCGTTTATAAAATCAACCTATCTTGACAACGTGGACCATTTGACCGGACAACCGTTGTTGGAAGAATCAATCATTAAATCGATTGAATCGCGCAAACCCGTCTATGATTCGGACGGGAATATTTTGAACGGTGACGAACAATTCTGGAAGGTTTACGGATTGGGCGAAGTTGGTTCGATGGAAGGCGTTATTTTCAACAATTGGGAAACGGTCGATTCAATTCCCGACGTTGGCAAATGGTCGGCGTTTGGTCTTGACTTTGGTTTTACGAATGATCCGACCGCAATTGTTCGCGTCGTGTATCAAGGCGGGGACTTATGGATTGAAGAACTTTGCTTTGAACCTGGATTGACAAACCCGGAAATTGTTGAAAAATTGAAATTGGTCGGAGTTGGAACGCTTGATGACATAATCGCGGATTCTTCGGAACCGAAATCAATTGCGGAAATTCGTCGCGGTGGGTTTCGTGCGTGTCGAGGTGTCAAAAAGGGACCGGATTCAATCACAAACGGAATTGATATTTTGAAACGCTATCGAATAAAAATTCACAAAAAAAGCACTAACTTGATTGAAGAATTTTCGAATTACCAATGGTTCAAAACAAAAGACGGGGAATATTTGAACAAACCGATTGACAACTTCAATCACGGAATTGACGCAATTCGATACGTTTGTTTTGATAAAATTGGAATGAATCGACAAATCAAAAAAGGAATAAAACGAAGAAATTGAATGACAATCAAAACGCAAATACTTTGCAAGGAACAAACCGAACACGATTCAACACCGCGCGAATATTGGGAAAAGTTTGAATTTGATATTCGGTCGTATGTTGCGCATTCCGAACACGATTTCGGATCGGTTTTGTATTTGTCCGGATTGCTTGTTTCGGTTGTGATTAAATTATCTTTTGAAGAATTATCCGAAAAATTACAAATTTTTAATAGTTTTGAAACGATAGGCCTAAACTAAAAGTTTTTGTTTATGGTTTCGGGGGTTGAACGCGTACGGTTCACCCTCGTTTTTAAAATAAAAAAAAATTGTATATTTACAACAAACACCGTTTGGATTTTTAAGGGTAGAAACCAAAAGGATTATTTTTAAACTTTTTAAAAAGAATAAATATGTCTTTATCTTGTCAATGCCCAAATCCAACGGCGATTGGGAACATTCCGGCACAAACTTGTCCGGAAAATTTTAATCAAATTCAAAAATTTGCAATTCAAAGAAGTGGATACACTTTCGACGGTACAACCGGGAAGGATATTACACTTTTGGCGGATTGGCAAACATTAACTTCGGCAACGGACGACACGCACGCGGTTGTTACGCCATTTGTTCACGAAGCAATTATCACGGCCGGTGAAGCAATCACAAACGGTGGGGGTGAT